TCCATTCTGCAAAAGATAATTAGCTCCGATGGCCGCTTCCCTCTGTAACTCAGTCATCGATCCCATCCGCCACTTCAGAAATTCACTTACCATCTTGGCCGATGTAATATCTCCACTCTCTACGGGAGCCGCCACCAGGTTGGCCTGTGAAAGCGATTGCGACAGCAAAGCCACATCCCCGTCAATCAACGGGTTCACAAGGTTAGGTTCTAAATCGGAACTCCCGTCCCAGGGAAATGCTTCAGGTCCATTCTTTTTCCCCGATTCATCCTTACCTGCCCATTCATTAAAACGGCACTCCCTCGCCTGTTCAGCCTTATCCATCCAAAACGATAGATTCGCCCTCGCCTCATTAAACTCATGCTTGATCGAATCTACATCCGGCCCCTTCTCATCAAACTCCTGTACTTCTAATCCACTACTTTCCATTTTTAACTCCCAATTCTAACATATGTTTTTTAAAATTACTCAGGGCCGACTTCTCTATCCTTCGCATCGTCTCAAACCCTACTCCCACAAAGTCTGCCATCTCCTGGATCGTATAAATCCTACACTCCCGATCCTCCTCAAATGCAGACAATCCCTCCTCCACAACCAACTCCCGTAGCATCAAATCAATCCGCTTGTCCTGCTGTTCAGGCGATTCGATACAGATCATCGTCTCCCTCGACTCTCTTGACATATACCTCCGACTTTGGCGGGTGATTATCCTCGGGCTTTTTTACGCACCTAAATACTCCCTCCCGATCATCAAAATAGATAAGCATCAACCTCTGATTAGGAACCAGCTTCAGCACCCTCGCCGTCTCAATCTGCTTCTGCGGGGCTTCAGGTAATCCCACCTTACCATCCGAGTCCTCTTTCCATATTCCTATGCAGGTCGAACGGGGGATTCCCATCTCCTTACTTATCTTCGGCCAACTCGTACCCGCCTTCCGTAAAAGCACCACCTGGTCCCTCTGCATCTTACTCCACTTTCTTACTTTTCCCATAAATCAATAACTCCCTCCTCCTGTTGCCACCATTTCCTCCTCGTCAAAGTATTCAAAATTGCCCACTGCGAAGTACCTGGCATTATCCACGAAATCCTTACTCGGACATTTCAATCCGGCAGTCGGTTGGTAAGCCTGCATACAACTAATCAGATTCTGACACTCATCCGAAAACATCAGCCGGGGCTTATTATCAAAATCCATCTCCCTGTTCCGATCCCATGCCAGTAGATTATTAATCGCCTGGAGTCCCGTCTCGATATCCAACGCCTCCGCCGGCTCAACAATGATATCCTCATCCGATAAATCGTCTATGATGTTGGAAGATCCTTCCGACTTCTGATAACTCGCCGCCCCCAACCTCGGGTCGATTATCCGAGTTACCATATTATCCCCGCAAATCGATTCCATCCGCCTAATCTCATCCGCATAATCCTTTAATCCATACCCATTCGGCTGTGCCGCCTCGCCCGCACTTAGCTTGTCCTTAGTCAGGTCAATCCATCCTCCCCAAGTGTCAAAATCAGGAAACTCCTTAACCGCCCAGGCGACCCCGTGCGGATCGACTGCAAATAATACCATCGTCCAGGGCTTCGCTCCAGCAGGGTCAATCGATAACACCCAATTCGCATCCGTAAAATCAGGAAGTTTTTCCGATTGGCAGAAGTTCTTGTCCGAAAGCGAAGGGAAAATTGCCCGTGACTGACGAACAGGGACTCCATACGCACGGCAAAGGATCGTTTCCCTCTTCTCCCCCTCCAATTGATTCTTCATCGCCGCCCATCCGCCAAAGGGGTTGGCCGCTGTATGGAAATATACCACCGAGCTGGCTTTGCGGATGGGCTGTTGAACGAGGGGAACCTCTTCCCCGTCCAAAAGATCCGCCTTTGCCGATTCCACTGTCTTTGCTCCCGTAAGCATACTCTTTACTACCGAGTTCCAGCCATCCACGGCCGTGAAACTGATAATTCCCTTGGAATTGCGGGTAACTGTCCGAAAACGAAGTGTATTTACCCAACTCATCGGTACCAATTCATCTGCCCAATAGCCGATATTATGGGTTCCGTTGATCGGTTCCTGCGGAACTCCGATCTCTCCACCCTCGATTGTGGAAATGTCTTGGGCCCAGTATCTAAATATACATTGGCTGGAATTGGGCAGTGTAAATTTCGCCCCCGTAAATCCGTTTTTTAACGAAAAAACGAGATATCCGACCTTACCTCTGCCTAAACCTTTTAACTCTTTTGGAAGAGCATCAAAGATTAATTTCTGTTGAAATTGCACAGAATTAGCCGCCGTTTCAGTTAAGCACCATATAATAGTATTCGGGTTCTCTACTAAGCACTGAACTACCCGCTTCGCCGCCCAAAAACTCTTCCCCGCACGATTGCCTCCCATAATTAGAATTTCCGAGTGAGTCTTCAGTTCTTTATCCGCTAACTTCCAGGTATCCAGTTCAAAGCCATGCCGGTACGGATCTTCCTTCTCGAGCTTGATCGCTTCCTCACGCTTCTCCCAATACGCCAAAATCGATTCAGGAGTCATCCGCAGGAGTTCCGATTTGCTGAGAGGCGGGAGAGCGGGATGGGGTGTCCATTCGAGTGGCATATGTCCATGTTAGCAGATGGAGCGGGTGGGCGGACATCGGGTTGGGCAATTTGTCAGAATTTTTTTATGGGACATAATCGGTTGCGGTTGCCGGCAGACCGCCGAACCGAACCCCCTCCCCCCCTGTCTGAGGCAAAAATTTGTATGTGATTTCTGACAAAAGATAAAATATGTTATGTTTTACCTATTTTTATGTGTAGTATGACACATTAGGTTGCGTAAAATAGTGATTATGTCTAATTGTGCTTGCCTGATCCCTACTTTAAAATACTTTCTCAAATTATCTCACCGATTGATTTTATGCCTACTAAAAGACCGAGAGTATACCAGCGAGCAGAGAACCTTCCGGCAAACTTGAAGACCGAGGAAGCTTGTCCAAACATCTTCACAGGACAAAAGTTCTTCGATCAAAGACCACAGGATTATGCCCTGGTTGTTAAAATGTTGGCAGAAGGATCGACAATCAAACAGATATGCAAAACCTGTAAAGTTTCACCGCATACCATAGCTATTGTTAAATCCCGTGAAGGAGATACCCTGAAGGAGTCTAAAAAGCATTTACGATCCTTAATTGGCACTGCGACCCATCTTGCCGTAGAAAAGCTTATTACGAAGCTTAATGACGATGAAATCCCATCAGGTGTTCTCCCAATCGCCACAGGCATCCTAATCGATAAGCATCGCCAGTATGAAGGCGAGCCGACTCAAACCATCGAGGTAAAGAAATCTTTGAGCCTGGACGAGATCCGAGCCGAGCTTGCCAACCTTAAAGATGAGAAGGTGGTCGATGCTGAGGTTTCGGATGTAGAGACATCCGCCTGACCTGCAATCCTTGGATTGCCAGCTTGTCAGGTTGGCTGTGTCAGATATGTTATCCATCAAGCAGTATAGGCAGGCTAAGAAGTTATCAGTAGGTCAAGTGGTTGACGAGTTAGCTGATAAGCTACCGAAGCCTAATCCACAGGAATAGCGTTTAAAGCCCCGTAGAGGACGCTGAGAGCGTTTTTGTACACCAGCGAGTCCTCTGACTCCTATTCACCCGACAAAAGCCTTTTACGAGCACAGGGTTCTTTCCTATTATTCTCCTCCTCCGAGTGAGTAGTTGTACGATGTATGCTTTCATTCGATTTAACTAGTCGTCGCTTTTATGGCTAGGCAAGTGTAGTAGTTGTGCCCGGCAGGGCGGGCAACTACTACCTCTAGCCTTTTAGGGGTAGTAGTCGTTGTTTATATATAAGGCGACGACTACTACTTTTGAGACAGAGTTGAGACACTAATCTTTCTTATAAATGTAGATGTTTTCGAGACCTTTTCCCCTCTTTTGTACAATAATATTTTCATCCTTTTTTATAATATTTCTGATAGTATCGGGATGAATTTCTTCACCTGTTTTCTCCTCGAGCTTCAATTTTAGATTATTCAGACCCATAATCGAATTAATTTTAAGCAACTCGATGAGAGCATCGGACAGTTTATTCAGGCGATCTTTTTTGGCTTTCGTCTGCCCAGGCTTTCGGAGTTTGGGTTCGAGGTCGGGCTTGTGGATAAAGTTTGGCCAAGAAAATTCTACCACTTGGGGGGAGGGAGTCGGAAAGTCTCGGAGGGTGGCCTCGAGCACCAGGTGATCCTCTTCTTCGTGGGGGGTAAGGGTAAGGATGGCATCGGGATCACGGGCAAACACGCCTGACCCTGATGCCCGGTCGATATGGTCCGTGTCAGACTTGTTTCCTTTGGAGAAGTGGTGGGCATAGACGAAGGAGCAGTCGAGTCTTTCGGAGAACTTCTCCATTCGGTTTACGACTTCGGAGATAGCACCGGCATCATTTTCATCGGCTCCAGTGGCGAGCTTATAGAAGGGATCTACGATTACGAGATCAGGGCGGTGGTTCTCGAGGTCTTCGATGTGATGTACGAGGTCTTCAAGGGTACGGGACTGGCCTCGTAGGGAGCAGTACATAAAGTTTTGATTCTTGGGATCATACTGGTCATTCGCATTGACCATCTCGGCAATCCGGCGGGCGGCAATGCGTTTTTTAAGTTCAAAGTCGAGGTAGATAACTTTCGAGGTGGCTGTGCGATGGCCTAACCAAGTGGACCCGTTGGCGGCGGCTAGGCCGAGGTGTAGGAGGGAGAGGGTTTTACCTGCTTTGGATGAGCCTGAGATGATCATCTTGGAGCCTTTATGGAGGACACCCTCGATCACCTGCTTGGGCATGGGATCGGTGTTATGGGTCATCATCTGCTCGAGGGATAGGAACTTGGGTGGAGGGAGCGGATCATCGATTGCTATGGAGTAAGCAGTGGGCGGTGAATCCTGTTCGGTATGGGTTGGGTAATCGATCTTGCCCTTGGAGGCGAGGTATCGGTCCACCTCATCCACATCGGCGAGCACTTCGGGTGTTAGGTAGTCTTCTCTTCTGGCCATGTTATGTTGTTATTTATGTTTT